GACTAATTAGAGTATCGTTATGTAAACTTAAACTATCATACACACTTGTTGTTAATGTATCAATATTGTATTTTGTTCCAATTACAGCAATTGTATCTGTCCAACTAAGTCTATTAACACTATCGTTGATTAATCCTTGTAAACTTACGTTTACATAAGATGTATCTATAAATAATGTATCGCCTAATACAACCCACCCACTTGTCATTGAACACCCATTACAATACTTACTATAAATAGAACCCGGTAAAGCAATTGAACTTAATGAAATATGTGTAGTATTCGATAATTTGCGTGTAGGAAGTCCCGGCTGTGTTAATATGTAAATCTTGTTACTGTCCGAACAGTACACCTGCTGTCCTGTGGGCAAATTATAGAAAAATTTAGTTGTATCATGTGACACAGTAAAAGTTGTTCCTTTATATTGCGAAAATGACACTAATGTCATTAAAGAAAATAATATCAATAATATGTTTTTTTTCATAATTGTTAAAATTTAAAAATACTTACCTCATATCCTTCGGGACATGGAATCGAAAGAACTACTGAATTATTTACTATCGTATATGCACTTGACGATATTAATACCCCTGTACCAAATACCTTACTTGCATCAGTCAACAAAAACGTAGTTACAGGAAAAACTGTCTGTCCTGCTGTTGCTATTGTTATTTCAGGTGGTTTTGGTTCTGAAGCAATAAGAAGTTTTATAATATTTACAATTTGCGAATTTAGGTCATTTTGATTTTCGCCATTCATCAACCATGTATAAAAGGCTTCATGGTTAAACCTATAGTTGTATTCAAGTTTAGATAAACCTAAAATTTTGTAAATATTCTGAAAGTTTAAATCCTGCCCTGCGTTTTTCATAGTTATATATTTAAAAGAAAAGAAAAAAGAGGGTATGTTTCAACCCTCTCTCCAAAATTAAGATATTGCCTGTAAATCGGCAGCTAATTGAGCAGGTGCAGTACCTTGTGTGTTTTCTTTAGCCCACAATACATACTGTATAATATTGCCTCCTGAACCATTTCCTAACGTGTCAGGATAGATTTTAGTAGCAACATCAATCACAAAAGCTGTGTAGTAATATGCTGCAACTGGTAAAGCATTTACATCAAACAATTCTGCATCACCGGAAACAACATTCTGTCCTCCTAAATCGTAAGCAGGGAAGTCCTGTATCATACGAGTTCCAATACCACGACCATAAACTGCACTACGTACAATTATAGGACTTAACATTGAGAAACTTCCGTCAGTAAAGATACCTGTTTTGCCCATACGAGGATTTGGACGTGCAGGATAGTATCCAGCATCGTCAACTATTGCCAAACCCTGACCTTGTGTCAAAACTGCATTAGTTGTAAACACTATGCTCATTGCAGTACCAACTGAATCCACACCTGTCACAGTTGAAATCAAAATACCAGTTGTAAAAGCAGTAGGATCGGCAACACCAGTAGATGTTTTAACATCATACAAGTATATTGTTCCAACAGCAGTATCAGCACCGATAGTACCCGAAGTAATTACAATACCTGCTACTTTAAAAGTTGCTCCTGAAGTAGCCTGTGAACCGGAAGCACCGTAAGGCATCAAATTAACACCCGGAGTTACGCTAAAGTTAGTAGTAGTCGTTGCAGAACCTCCAAGAGTAAAAGCAACCTGATGAACAACAAATGCTTCTACGTTGTTTCCTGTATGTACATTAATTTTATTCGCTAATGCTGTGTACAAGTTAAGCCTGTCAGTTGCAGCATTTCCGGTTAATACATGAGGAGTAGTGTAAGCATAAACACCTAAAGATGTTTGAGCGCCTTCATATTTTTCCAATGCGTATTCCATAGAAATTTTGTAGCGAGTGTCCGAAGCTACGGTTTGAGGAGTACCATTGAAAGCACTATCAATGATTGATACAATTTGTCTTGTTTCAAGTAATGAAGGAAGTACCTGAACTTTGTTAACTACTGTCTGCCCATCAAAGATAGGAGGAAGTAAGTCCACAGGAGAGGCTACGGTAGCATCTTGTGAGATAATCCATTTGTGAGCAGTGGTATCATGTACCACGTACTGATTTGCACCTGCGTTATACTCGTTAAGTATCGCTTTACGCTGTAATTGTTTCATTTGTGTTTTGTTTTAAGATTTAACGTATAAGTTTATCGCCACAAATATATATATAAATAATACATAAAACAACTATTTTTTCATATAATTGCTTAATAATTAGATTGTTGCAAATTTAAACAACTAAAAAAGCCACACTACTGTATGGCTTTAAAAGATAATAAAAATATCAATTATACTTTTTCGTTTTGACGTTCTAAAATAGTTCCTTTGTTATAATTCTCCGTTATATTTATTCCCAACTGTGCCGCACTCAAAGCTATCTCCTCATGCAGTAATAACGGTAAATCGGTATTTGTATAGCCAATTACAACTGTCCCTGACGTTATCGTCAAAAACCCTGCAACAATAGTTATCTCCTGCCCTATCTGATACGTTACTCCATTATAAACCGTTATCTCTATTGCAATAACTATATTACCAACAACAAACGTATGTGTACTATCATACTCCGTACCATAGTTAACTTGTGCAGGATGCTTAATATAGTAGAAGTACCCACTTTGCAACACACCTTCTGTTCCCCAATGCACCACTAATCCCAAATCCTGTTCGGTATAGTAAACCTGTGCTGGTATTTCAATAGTTGGTTGTGAGAAAGGGTCAACTTCAAGTGTCCGCAATTCATCATACGTTGTTGGTACTGCCCAATAGTCTTTACCATCAACTCTTATTGAAGTAGATACTATGTGCCTGTAATCAGCAGGAAACAATGTTTTAGGCAATAAATTACCTGCTGCAACTATCGCAGATGTTTGTTTTACTAAATCTCCAAGCTGATCACGTAAATTCTGTGTACTTTGAAAACTGTATGACTTTCCTATCTTGAAATTGTCATACCTATCTTTAATAATGTTGTTTATAGTGCTACGAATGTCCTCAACAATGCTTTGAGGAGTAACACGAGGACTATGGCTCAAATCTCTCCAATGTCTAACCTTTTCTATGAGTTCAACTATGTTCATAATTTTATTTTTTTACAAATTTACAAAAAAAGGTAGCAACTTTTCAATTACTACCTTTTTATTTTCAAATAATTATTTATTCTTTCTCTGCCTTTTTGGTCTTTTCAACCTTAAACTCTTTTGGCTCGTCCTCTTTGGCAATTCTCGCTCCCTGCTCATCTTTCCTCTTTGCCTCCGTTCCTATATTTACCAAAATATCCGCTTCATTCTTCAGATAAGCAATTGCAGCAGCTTCACTCATACCCAAAGGTATATTTTCATAAAAGTACCCTTTTGAATGGTCGAGTTTTATTACTCCAAGTGAATAAGCATTACTGAAAAGTTCTTTAACATTTCTATCGCCATCATCCCACTTAGCATTAAATGCTTCTGCATCATTATAAGCTCTCTCCATTACTGCTCCATGAAGTTCTTTTGGACTTGTTGACTGTCCTACAAGTATTCCAAGCATACGAGCAAAACTAACAAGTTTTTCGCCTTTAAGTAATTCTACCCTTTGAATAGCTTTACCAATTTCCGCACCTTTGTTAATTTTCTTTACAGCTTCCACTTCGGGATCATTAACTCTCAAAATAGGATCGCTATTAAAAAGCATTTGCAAAGGAGAATTTTCAACATTTTCATTCATTCTTAAACAAGCCCATACTCTTGCATCTGCATCATGTGTAAGATTTAAAGTACGAAATTCGTTAACGATGATTTTACTCCATTTAGGATTACCGTCTTCATACCAACTGGCAACTATACCAAAGTATATTCCGGTTTCGGGGTCTTTAGAAAAAGTCAATGACCATGCAGGGTCTTTAAACCTTTCTTCTTTGATAGGTTCAAGATTAATAATCATACTTTGATTATTGGCTTTTCTTTCTGATCTAATCCTTGCAACTACTTTTTCGAGGTTGACAAGTTTAATTCGCCTAATATTTTTAGGTTCTTTTTGAGGATCATAGAACTCCATATTCATTCTTTCCTCATTACTTACTAATGGTTCTTTTAACATAACACACGTTTTTTAAGTTTATAATTTATTTTATTTAAGTAAAAAAGCACTCTGCTTTTACACAGAGTGCTATAATTTTATCAATTAAGATTAAGCGGTTAAAGAAGGTGCTAAAATTCCGCATCCTTTAGTATTGTAACATACAAGCATATTCTGTTTAAGCATCTGTGATGTTTTAGCATCAACGCTTGAACGTGCCTGTCCTTCGCCAGTCATACCGTTGTCTTGGAAAAGAACCCAGTTACGGTTTACACCGTTACGTCCTTTAGCCTTGATTTCGATATTTCTACGTCCGGTAGCATCTGTTGAATTGTCAAGGCAATAGAAAGTATTGCTACTTGCTAATTTACCATTAGACAATCTACGTGGGAATTTCTGTTCGTCATCAAACATAGGATGTTCAATAAATACAATTTGATTTCCTGCAACATTCAATGTTCTGAAATTATAACCTACTGGAAAATCAGCTCCACCAATTTTATTCATATCGGCTTTATCTATCATTACAGTAGTATTAAACTGGTCTTTTGCAAATTTAGCAATAACGTCAGAAGCAACTTGCATACCGTCAGAACCTGTTACAAAGTAATACAACTTTCCATTCATTGTATTTGATTTCTTTTTGATAGTAGTAATCATATCAGAAAAGTCATCATAAACAGCAGCACCATCAGTTCCTGAAGTAGTCATATCATTCGCACCACTTATCTGTTCAACAAGTCCGTCCCCTGCATAGATAGGCTCGCCAGTTTCAGCATCATACATTGAAGGAGAAGCAAGTAAATTACCAAATGAATCCTTCATGGTAGATTTACCAAACCATTTCTGAAATTCATCTTCGAGTAAGAATTGAGCACGTACCTGTTGATTTTCTTCCCAATCCCATCCTTTTTCGCCATCATAGTCATACCATATAACTCTTGCATTAGCATCTCCCGAAATCGAAATACCTTTACGTTGAATTGTCATGTGGTTAATGAAGTGATCAGGATAAAATACATTACCGTAACCTCTTAACGAACGTTCGCCATAAGTTGTAAATCCAAAGAAAAGAGTTTTAGTTCCTGCCTGTGGAGCAACCCATGTAGTCCAATCAAAAGTATCTCCCGGATAACATTGAAAATAATAAACGTATCCACCAGGTCCGCCTGTTGGCATTGTCATACAACGAGCAAGTTTTCCATTATAGAAAACAGCGTTCATACCGGGTTTACCGTAATTATCTTTTAAAGTAACTGAAAAGAAACCTCCAGTTGTAGAAGAACCTGATGTAATAGTTCCTACTGCTGCACTACCAAGTATTTCACAAGCTTTCTGTATTCTACCCATGATACGATACTTCCATGCAGTTCCTTCGATAAGTTCATTATCAGGAATTACACCAATTTTAGTTCTTGCAGAATCAGTATCTGCCGGAGCAGTATAACGACCTTCACGAACACCGGCTGCTATGAATGTCATTAACATTCTTTGTTCAGCCATCATAATAACTTTATCATAACCGCCTGTTGGATCTAACATATGGTTATTAATAAGATTTAATTCAGATGTAGCATCGCTTGACCATTGTCCAGCGAAAATTTTAATTTTTGCCATTTTGTTTTTTTAATTTAAGTGAGTGATTTTTTTTAGTTATTCACTAACTTCTTCTGCTAATTTCCTAAATCCCTTTTTACCGTCAGCAGCAGCATTGTGTCCTCCACTTATGTCTACTTTTGGCTTCGCATTAGTTAATCCTTCTTTCCCCTTAGCAAGTCCTTCATTGTAACCAAGTCTTCGTTCTGATGCAATTTTGTTTGTGTAATACTCCTTTATCTTTGGTGCAAATTTGGTGGACATGTATGCTTGAACCATTGTTTCAGCATTGTCAAGTTCACTTTGGAAACTTCCATCATTGATTTTTTCTACGATAGTATTACGAATTGCTTCCGAAACTGGTAAGTCAAGAAAGGTACTCGTTTTTTTCACGACATTAATAAGTTCAGATTTCTCCGAAGCATTAAGTCCTGATAATTTATTTTGATTTTCCTGTTGTTTTTCTTTTATATTTTTTGCAACTTCTTTGATTTTTTCATCACGAATTACTTTTAAGTCAGCATCAATTTCTGCAATGAAGTCATCAAATTCTTCATTATCTTTCAACTGCTCAATACGTCCTTCAATTTTATCCGCTTTAACACCATCTGCTCCAAGAGCGACTTTAGCTTTCTCTTCAGGAGATAAAGCCATTGCCTTATTGATAGGTGCTAATGGATCAAGGAAGTCAGTAATATCTCCACCGTCCTTTATATGATTAATAACTACTTGTGAAGCTTCATTATAACCTGAAAGGTCCACTTGTTGTTTTTGTTTTTCAAGGTGAACCTGATAAGCAGTTTTATAAGCATCAGGAGTATTTTCTTTTAATTCAAAACCATTAAATTTAGCAAGTTTGGTCCAATCCTTAACTTCGAGGTCTTCTGCTTTTATTTCGGGAGTATTAATAAACTCTTTGAATACGTCCTCATCTTTTATTTCGATAACATCGTCAGTTTTTACTGTTTCATCAACTTTAGTAATATCGTCAACCTTAGTAGTATCTGTTATTACTGTTGTATCGTCAATCTTAGTTTTGTCATCTACTACTGTGGTTGTATCATCAACCTTAGTTGTAACATCAGTTTTTACTGTTTCAGTTTTAGGAGTGAAGTCTAAGTCCTCTCCTTCGCTTAATTGTGAAAATTTACTTTTTCCCATAACACACACATTTTAATTGGTTTGTACTTTATTTGATTGTTGTTGTTGTTGTGCAGCCAATTGTTCCTGCTGCATTTCCTTTTCATGCTCTCTCTGAAAATCAGAATCTATAATACTATTTTGTTTATCATAAACTTTCTGTCCGAACTGCAACTGTCCTTTAAGTCCTACAATTTCTTTCTGTCCCTCAATATCCAACACCTTCATATCTCTTGCATGTTGTTGATCACCTTGTTTGTCATTAACAACTTGTTGCAATTGTTGTTTCAGTTGATCATTTTCCTGTTGTAGTTTATTGTTATTTTGCATTTGTGCAACATTGGTAATTTCAACATAAGCTTTATCCAATACTGCAATAGCTTCTGTAATATTTTCTTCAAGTTCAAAACGTGCCACATCTTTTGCTCTTAACTGTCCTGAATTAATTTCCACAGGGAAAAATTGACGTAACCTATCTCTTATCTCATTTTCTTTTCTACCGTCAGAAAGTTCCACAATATATTCATCATCTGCAATTTCAGCAGTAGCCTTAATATACTGTACAGCATCAGAACCAAGTACTGTTAATCCTTCCGTTTCGAGCCATTCTTTATTAAGTTTAGTCTTTTCACATAACCGCATCAAAACATTTTCAAAAAACTCATTAAGTAAATAGAAAATATCCTGTGTCATAGACTTAGAAGCGGTAATATTAGATTGAGCATTAGTAACTGTTTCACTTGCAAGTATAGCACCACCTCTATCTCTTGTAATACCTGTAATCTTGTCAGCAGTTGCTTCTACATCTGCTTTTAATGCAAGCAATGTTTGAATTACTGTACTTTCTCCAACATTTAACTGTTGAACAGCTCCAAGTCCACTTTTCTTATCATCATTCTTATTTCCGTCCTCCGATGAATCATATTCCAAATAACCATGTTCGGTAACATTAAACCACAAATCACGCATATTTCCATTCTTACCTCCGGGAATATACGCTCTGTCATATCCAATAACACTACCTTTCATTTTATTAACCTCACGGTTAATTTGAAACATAATAATATTGTGAATTGTCTGTAAGTCATTACCGAGTTCCTGCATAGAAATTCTAATACCGTCAACTGTAAAATAAAGCATACCACAATAGTCAGGAGTAACAGTATAGTATTTACCATCTTCTTTTCTTTGAATTTGGTCGTTTACTTTTTTGAGTTTTGTATAAATTGTTTTACCTATACGAGATTGTTCATATAAATCCTCTTTCCACTTAATTTCAATTTGATATTTACCTTTTTTAATATCATTGGTAATACTTTCTTTTTGACTTTCATACTGTTCAGGACTTATCTCTTTATAATAAGGAGGAGTTTCTTCGGTTGTACCGTCATCAAGAACCTGCATAGGATTTGCAGGAATTATTTTAGTTATAATTCTTGTAAAAGATTTGAATTGTATAGTGTAAACATCAGCAGCATGTTGATTATTTACAAGCTTTAATCCCATATTAGTAAATTCAGTAGAATTATACTCTGAATTTTTAAGTACATCAATTTTATCTTCGGGAATATCCATATCCCTAAGTATTTCATAGATATACATTTCTTTATATTCTCCGATATATGGAGTTCTTTGTAATAACCAATCTCCATAAGATTCTTGATATAAAGCATAACGAGGATCAATAGCACGAAATACATCAACACCATTTTTGTTACGTTCTATTTTACCAAAACATTCAGCAGCAACAATAGTATCAATAGTATTAGTAAGAAATTCGTTTTTTATTTTTCTTTTTTTAATCTTATCATTGATAATACGTTGCATTACCACTTCGTTTTTACTCTGTGGAGCAATGTATTTCCATAAATTAGGATCGTCTTTATCTGGTAACTGCATACCAGCAGTTGGGTCCACACCGTTTTCCTGTTTTAACTTCTCTATTTGGTCTTTTGCGTGTACAGCACCAAGAATAAAATAAGCATTATTAAGTTTTTCATTAATAGCATTTTTATTGATAGCACGTACGGTAGAGGTAATAGGAGTAGTAAGAAATTCGCCTATCAACTGTTTAATTTTGGTACGCATCAATTTATAATCACGATATTTTGTAACAGAAGTCTTACCGTATGTTTTGGTAAGCCATTGCATAGCCTTTGAATTTACTGCACCATTGTAGAATTGATAGTTAATATTCATTCTACGAAGTCTATCAGTACGAGTAAGGTTTTCTTGAATAGCAGCGTCAATAATTTCTTCGCCCCACTTATGGGTACGTTTATTTTCTACTATGTTAAAATCTGGAAATGTAAAAGGCATTTGTCAGTAAATTATCCGACAAATTTATAACAAAAAACAATGCAAAGCAAACTATTTGAATAAAAACTTTAAGTAAATTATGTAAATCACTGATTTTGAACAAGTTGTATTGCTTTATTTTTTTTTATTAACTTAAAGTAATACTTTATGTAAACTATGTAACTGCAAAAAAAATCCCGCAGGTTAATGCAGGATTCTAATTTTTAGTTAAAGTAATACTTCAAATAAACTTTATAAAATATTAAATACTAACAACCTATTAATCCTATACCAATTAATATTTCTCTTACTGATTGCCAATCAACATAAGGTCTTCCGTTTTCAACATATATTAAAGGACAACCTAATCCCGCATCATCAATATACAATTCAGCATACGCTTTTGGGCTTTTAGTCCAACCGCTTTGTGTAGGGTTTGTTTGTACTCCAAAAAGTGGTATTTCATTTTCTTTGAACCATCTAACTGCTTCACTAAGATAATAACCACTTTCCAATATAATACATTCACTTTCACTCTTAGGATTAACTATATCGCTTCGCATGGTCCATAGGATTAACTTATGTCCATTAGCAATAAGTTCTTTTAGCACAGGCACAGCACCTATATCTTTTCCTATCTTTGGAAATTCATGTGTAACACACGTTCCGTCAAAATCACAAGCAATTATAGCCATTATTTTAATTTTTTATCTTAAACATTTTTATATACTTTCTCTTTCTATTGCCAAACAAAAAAAACGTACCATACCAACAAATGAAATATCCATTACAAAAGTCAAACCTTGGCTTAAATATCATTTCCACAAGAAAAATAAAAGATATTATTTTAACTACTACTATCATTGTTTTCTATTTTCTATTTCGTCAAAAATACTCGGAAATTTCTTCCACTCCTCATTACACTCCTTTGCCTTACTGCTCACCCTCTCTACCAAATTACCACTCCCGTCATCAACCCACTCTATCTGCTCAAACCTCCTATCCTCCTCTACCTCATTGCTTGCTCTCGGCTTTGACTTCCTGTCAACAATTCGTATCTTAGCAAGTCCATAAGCATCCGCAGAATCCCAATCAGTACCTACATTTTCTTTATCATAAGCTATCAAGTCAACAACAAGTTTAGTAGGTCCTAACTCCGAAGCATTATCCTCAACACCTGTTTGCATCAAACTTACCATTCTTGGTTTTGTATAAGAATCCATTTTTGTACCGTAATCATGTACTTGTTTACTATCGGGAGAACTGAAACTCTTTGGACGTGGAGAAAGATACTTTTTGCCATTATTAAGTTTAAAATGCTTTATTACCATATCAGATTCAGCAGCAATATTAGTATTTTTTATCAAATTATAGTAAACTGAAATTTTTAAGCTTATATCCCAAAACAATTCCTTACGTGCTGGTCGTTCATAATACAAACACACAGGATATTCTTTTTTAGGTTGATCTTGTGGTATATCTTTTTCTGCTAAAGTATCATTTGAACGAAGTACAATAACAGCTCCTAATGAATCGGTTGTTTGTGTTTCGTCATCATTGTAACCATCAACGCCTCCAGTGTCTAAATCTTTTATCTCTGGTCGTGGATGATGCCTTATTTTAACTATAAGTTCCTTAATATCATCTTTTTTTGCTGCTCTTGCAGTAACTTGTAATGGCACTTCGATATTGCCGTCTTTGTCCTTTACCCAATCAAGTATAAAATCCTTCCATTTATCATTTTCTCCTGATTCTAATGCAAATAATCTCTGATACAACAAGTCAGTATTGAAATCATTACTACCTGATGAAGTAAAAATATCTTCAATATTTGCAGGATTAGCTTGCTTTTCTTCTCTATAAACTCTTTTATCAGGATTCTTTAATGCAAGTGCAAGATTATTGTCAATCCTTCTTTGTGCTTCTACCACATCTTCACAACCCAATAATTGTTCAGGTTTAAGATCAGGATAAAGTCTGTCAAGATTTGGAGTACATACTTTCATACCGTCAGGCATATTTTTAACTCCACGAACACAAGGCAAATAATATCTCTTTCCGGGAATAACAAAACGCATAAACCCTAATGATTCTGCATTATGATACAATGATTTTAAGCCTATACCGCCCTTTAATACATTGCCGCCCGTGCCGGGGCAGCAAAAAAAGCCCGCCGTAATATCTCCTAACTTCATTGCAGGTTTAATAGAAGTAATTGTTGTAACTACTTCGGGAAAATCACCTATTTCATCAAGTAAAGCATCATGGTAATATTCACCTTCTGACTTCTTAGCATTATCTTTAAAAGTATAGAAAAATCCATGAGCATGTTCTATTTCTTGAAAACCTTGATCGCTTCCTTCCTTCCAACCTAATGAAAATTCATCATCATTTTTTTTCAAATGATTAAGTCGCAATTCACTTGGTCTATTATTGTATGTTCGATAAAGTTTTAATCTTGCTTTCTTAGTATAATCTTCAAGTCCTGCACCAATAAGAAAACGATAACCATTAATATAATGCATACCATAACTTATTAAGTGTGCTCCAACAAATGAAATACCAGCTCTACGTTTCTTTGGTAATACTATTCCAATTACTCCATTTTTTTTACAATAATCAATAGCAGAATATAAATCATATTGTAAATCCACAAAGTCAGGATAAGTAGGACCTAACACACCATCAATAATATTAAAGTTAAGCCAATCATAATAAAGCCCGGATATGTGTAATCCTCCTGTATCGTAACCATTGATACAATAGTGTAACTGCTCTTTCCAAAAGTCATTCCATGCAGTAGTACCAATTACGTTAGGATAGTTTTTACCGTCAGCCCACTTGGGAATATTACCGGCTACCGGCGATGGAGCAAAGCCCACATTTTTCAGTCGTGGAACGTAGTGTATAGTATTAAAGTCAACACCTTGCTTGAAATTATTATCTTTAGGTTCTTCACTCACGGTTGAAATTCATCTTATTGCGTTTCCATATCTCTATCCAACTTAACTTATTGCCTCCCTGTATCTCCACCATTTCCTCATCAATAGCAATTTCCTTTTCCATTTTATCCTGTTCATTTCTTAAAAAAGAAATAGTCTTGGTAATCTGTTCCATTAACTTAGGCTCGTCTTCATCTCTTAACTTTTTTTGAAGCTGGTTAATTTTTGTTTTACATATTTCAATTTGTTCGTGCTTACTATCATAAAGCAAAGATTGATATGCTTTAATAGCTTTTTGTACGTGAGGTATTACTTCGGGATCGCTTTTACCGCTAAATATTTTATCTTTGGCAATACGTTTACGTTCTTCAAGAGGTTTAAGGCGGTAGGGACTATCAATAAAGTCATATACAAGGATAACATACTTAACTTGGTCATCGTTGAGGTATGCAAGTTCAGGACACAGTTTGACTGCATCAGGGCTAAAGATAGCAGTAAGCTCTTTGTTTAATTTGAATATACCGTAACTCATTATTCTTTTTCGTCATTAGAAATAAGTTTACGATAAAATTTTGATTCATCTTTAGACATATCAATAATTTCACGTAACAATGTTTTTTCTGTTTCAATTATTTGAACACCTTTAGGCTTAAATCCAGCATCGTATAAAGCCTGTGAAAATGCTTGTAACATTTCAGGTTGAGCAGACTTTAAAAAAGGTTGTAAAGGAACATCTCTTTCATCTTCCTCTGTTCTATGTTTACAAAATAAAGTTGCAGTAATTTCTGATAATATTCCATCTTTTTGTCTTTGTCCCAAAAAAACTTGATAATTATCCGTTGCACCACTTTCAAAAGGACGAAATACTTTACAAACAAAATTTTCTTTTTCCATAACTTTAGTTTTAAATTATTACCAATCATCGTCCCCTGCCTCCACAGCCTCTTTTACAGCCATCGTAGGCAAAGGGATTATATTCCTTACATGCTTGAAAATTGCCTCCGCCATAGGTCGGTTATAGTACACAGGCAGCACATCAAAGTCAACAGGTATCCTATTTATCCAATCAAACTTTATACTTATTATTCCGAGCCTACCAATCTTTACATTATGAAACTGCTCCAACATATAAGCATACAAATTTAACTGAATGGAATAATAATTATAAGAACAATCCTCCATAAACTCCACAGGAGGTAACAAATACCTATTGTAATGTTTAATACTATCCTTCATACGTTTGATACTATCAAACTTTATGTTTTGCTTACCTTCATCAGTAACATTCGTTTTATAATCGTAAACATCAACAATAGACTTTTGCGAACTGGTACGTTGGCAGGCTTTATCCATTGTTCCTGCAACACCCTCTAAAGATACTCTGAACTCATTGTACGAACAATAATAATCCTCAAAAAACTTATGTAATTTATTCAAAAATGGAATAAAAGTAGTTTGATTTTCATTCTCTACATATCCATTGTTCTCAAAATATTCAATAGCATTATGGACCATTGTTCCAAGTTTTGACCGATCCTCTGCTTTATCTTTCCACTCAAAAGCTTTTAGTTTACCAAGTTCTTGCAGTTCTTCTTCAGTAACAGTTATTCCTTGTTCCTCGCATCGTTTCCTTTCCGAAAAATATGCTATCTTATCAAAATCAGCAAAAGACTTTAATAATTTGATAACGCCACTTACACTACGAAGTATTTTACCGTCCTTAGTATAAATATGATCTTCCTCGTTAAACAATAACTCTTTATCATCGACCAAACA